CGTCTGTGCTAAAAAAACACCCTCATCCTTCGATGATTTACGCAAATTACAATCACGACACAACACTTGCAAGTTATCCATGTCATGAGTACCGCCATTCTTACGGCTAATGATGTGATCTATCTGTAAGTTCTCATCATTGCCACAGTATCTGCATTGCCTACCATCACGAGCAAACACTCGCTCTTTATGGGTGCGATACTTGCGGCTATTAAGTTTATCTAATGCCATCCTTTACGCTTCCAATGATCTAAGGCTTTGCATGTATTTGGTTGCATACCTTCATGTGTCTTAGTGTAACCGTATCTATGTCCTATGTATCGTAAGCCCCAATCAATCTGTTGATATGGGTTAGCTGTTCTTAACCACTCGCTCTTACCTTGTGGTATTCCATAGACTCTATGAGTACCAGTTAAATTACCCACTGCTTTGTAATTCCAAGCAGATTCTTTTCCATAAAGAGTAGCTAAACATTTGTAATTCTTAACTGTTAATTGTCCTGCTGCATACTGCTTAGCAGTTATGTTTATTATCTTTTTAGTTGGTGCTGTTGTCGCCCATTGAGCTGATCCAACGGAGAAGCATAGAGCTCCCCCGATAACGATGGCTACCCCCCGAGCTAGCCGCTTAACGGCTCGGGGTGAGCCCTTTGTGGGCTCTAGCCCTCTGAGTGTACTGGTCATGTCAAATCCATTTCTATAATCGCAGGTCAGGACGGCGTGTCGTTATTTGTCGGTTGAGTAAAAGCCCTTTCCCTTAAACACTAAGCCAGGTACTGAATAAATGCGATTAGCCTGTGCGCCACAATCTGTGCAGCGCACTAGGTCATGATCCATAGATAGTTCAAGCTCCATCTGTGTATTGCAAATAGGGCAACGATATTCATACATTGGCATTAGGCGCTTCTTTCTCACAGGTTTTGCACTCCATTTTCTCGATAATCCATCCACCACATTTATTGCATCTGATGGGATTTAACTCTAAAGGAATCTTGTCATAACCTGCTCTAAGCAGTAGCTCCACCAAAGCGTGTAATGGTAATAGTGCCGCATACTCAGACACTAATGTCCCTTGACCATTACAGCGAAGAACAACCACCCCAAGTTTCCCACTCTTAGTTGTCCTTGCCTTGCTTTGGCGAAGCCATGCTAGCGGTGCGAACTTAGCAACACCCTTAACTTCCACATCAAATGGAAGGTTCACGATGTCACCAGACGGATCTGCACCTCTTCCAACCGTAGCGTATTGCCACCACTCCCTCAAGTAGTCTGCAACAAGACGTTCGGTTGCTAAGCCTCTATTCCTGCGGTGTTGGCTTGGCATTGACTGTGTGACACTTTAGGCAGCGTAAATATACTTCATCAATAGCTGTTGGAGTGATAGCCAAAGGCTCATTGCATAGATCGCAATAGATAACAATATCCTGCGGTTCTTCGAACTCTCCGCCCAAGACGGTGGCTGTGCCATTATCAAATATTACCATTTCGCCCATTTATATTCCCAACCTATCTTCGCATTTCTCACATAGTGCCATGAATCGACCATCTTCAAACTTGTATTCATTAAGCATTGTGTCCTCATCGCAGTCATCGCAATTACCCACACCGGAATAGCCAAAGAAGCTGTACGTAGGTTTTGTCATCATGCCCTCACCTTCTGCGGTCTCCATGATCCATTTGGTGCTATTTCATACCAAATGATGTCTTCACCTTTAGCGCATCGATTCATCTCACCAGTAGCTGCATTCATGCACTTGAAATGACCCCACGGCTTACCAGTCTTGCTTGTACCAGTAGCCCAATGCATTTCACCATGAGGACAACGTGGCACATCTTTGTCAGTTGTACCGCCTATAATGTCCTTCACAATTTCAACTGCTTCAGCTGATGTTGATGGTGGTGCAACAGTTTTAATTGTCCAGGGATCATCTTCATTTACGACAGGGATATGCTCTTTGGGTTGTGTGAGCTTTGCTCTTGTTGCCTTAACCATTTCCTCTCGGCTTGGTCGCTTACCCTTGCTTGCATAACCAGCGTTCGCAAGCGCTCTGCCGATTGCTGAAGTCTCGCAGTTTTCCAATGCGCTAGTTGCATTAACGCCTCTACTGCTAATCGTCTCCTCAGCGAGTCCGCTGGAGAACGGCGTGCTATCAGCGAAAGTACGATAAAGCCATGCTTTAACAATGTATCGGTCATTTTGAAAACTCACTAACTCGGTCTCTACTCGGAAATCTGGATAGTCCTTGATGAACTTCTCCAGTCTTACTTCAACTGTCTCGTAATCGTCTAAGTTAAACATATAGTTCATCCGCCTCTGTTTGTAGTTGAACTGCTATTGCTAGATATGCGATTGCATCGATGTAAGAATCTGTGTGGCTTGGTGTTTCTGTGATTCTTGCAAGCTTGACTTCGACCATTGCAAGAGCAGCTTGTGAGTCTGTGATTGGGTAATCAAGTAGACAGGATAGCCGCGCAGCGATGCGACCCTGGTTAATTTTCGGATGACCGTAGACCTTGCCACGATCCTGCATAATGTCGATTGCATTGATAAGTGCCTCTGTCGCTTTCATCGACCAACCTGCTCGTAATACTTTCGGACGGCTTTGCGACCTTCGACCATGCCTTGATCGTAACCAACCTCTTGTCCTAATCTAAATGAAAAATAAGAGATTAAGCCAACACCTGCTACCAGCAGAATCGTTAATGAGTTGATAATCATTTTGCCCTTTCTTGCCCCGTATTTCGGGAACAGGAAGAGTGTTGCACAACTACTAGGATTTATTCAGTAGATTTTGATAACGAAACGGTAACAATTCAGAGGCATCCATGTGGTCATCGATGTCTCTAGATATGTCGTTACCGAGCGCGCCCGTATCTCTTACCTGACACAACGAAAGTACCATCCTTTTCAAGGTTTATGAGGCTGACCTGCACGTTTGTGCCAATCTCCTCAATGATAATGAACGCCTGTTGCCAGTTCATCGTGCCCTTAGTGTAATGAGCCTGCCTGACATCCATGAGATGCCCTGCTTCCCAACCCCTCAGAATACGCCCTATACGCCCCCCAGAAGCCTCTGTAAAGGCTGATTGACCTGCTCTATGGGTATGTCCACAAATAACGCTTATACCGTGCCTACGAGCCGCCTCAAGGGCTGTGAGACCAGGTGTAGGCTTTACGCTCTGTTCATCGCCATGAACTGCCACAATGCCCCTAGCAATGGCATAAGGCTTCTTGTGATAGGTAATGCCTAGTTCATCGAGCTTCATGAACTTCTCAAAGCGCAGTTCAGGCAAAGCCAGAAACGCTGGAATCTTCTTCATGGTGACGTTGTAAAGTCTGTCTGTGTGATTGCTACGGATCATGTGAGCCTCTTTAGCATGCTCAACTAATGACCAGAGAACCTCAACTGCTTCATCTCTGTCAGCAGCTAATGTTTGCTCGTACCATCCTGGAGTGTTTTCTGTCCATCGGGAAATCTGTGGGAGATCGATTTCATCTCCGAGAGTAACCACAGAATCGGGGCGAAACGCCTTAATAAAACTTGCAACATTTTTAACAGCTACTGCATCGTGATAGGGAACTTGTAAATCCGGAACTACTACGGTTCGCTTCATTCATCCTCATCGTCATACCAGTCTGGCTCTGGGATATTTGGGTTGATTGGGTTAGGCAGTATCCATTCAGGATATGCGTTCTTCTCAACTATGATGGCAAGCGCCAAATCAACTGGGAAACCTGCGCGGCGTAATGCACGATACATTTCATGCACACCAATAGCCCACGCATCTAGTTTGGAATAACCTTCATCCACTAGCTTCTGAGTTGCTTTTCTTGCCATGTATAAATTGTTACCTCTCTAAGATGCGAAGTATCGTATCGACACGCACACGCAACTCATTTAATTCATCGCGCATGCTTGAGCCGCTATTTGGCTTTAACTCGTTTAGGTAATGCTTTACTAACCATTTGACAGCACCAATAAATGAACCAATAACGGTCAGCGCAACAGCTACAACAGCCGCCCAGTCTTGGGCTGACATTACTTTTTAGGCGTGGCATAACCGAATACGCCTGCTAACACCGCCCAAAGGATTGCACGGTAATCGACATCGAAATTACTTGCTGCCCAAGCTGATAGGAAAGCACCAGCAGTTAGGACGAGAGGGTTTTTCATGTTCATATATTTGCTCCTAGCATTGGGATTTGGAAGAACGTAGAATCTGAATCGCCCTTTTTGGTAAAGCTGATATGAATGTGATGATCGTGGCGATTAATCCCATTGTAAGTACGCCAACGCCAAAGTGACTTAGATGAGGCAATTCGACCGGAGTAGATGACATATGCAATCCGCTTGTCCTTCTTGGCACAAATGCGTATTTGGTCGGCAAGATAACTACCTGTGCTGGCTCGTGTGTCGAGGTTCTTATCCACATCAATAGCCCTGACGATTCCGTTAGACGGATCGGGATTGTGGTCACTCTTACGATTGGAGTGTGCGGCATCGCCTATCCAACCATCAGACTTTCTATCGCGGTCAGGAAAAGAATCATCAATCTGCTCACGAAGTTGTTGCCCAGCCTTACAAAGTAGAGGCTTCATCGAGGCTCTTTAGATATTCTTGGTAATCAGAGTTTGATGGGTCTTTAGGAATAAATGCACCATCGGAACGCTTGATGCCTTCCCAGCCTGTTTCATCTGTATATTCTGTATAAGTGTATTCCATTATAGTTCCGCCGATGCTGTTGATGAGTTAAAGAAGAAACGAGTATTGCCAGAAGAATTACAGGTTTGCTTTGTCATAAAACCATAAACAGTTACATCTGAAGAGATTGCTGAACCATCAAATCCAGAAGCGGCTGCACTTGTTACTGTAATTGTAGGTTGAGCCCGTTTTTGAACTGAAAATTGTATCCACGAACCTGCTTGTGAACCATTTGTTCCATATCCAACAAAACCACCATAACCAATTTCGTAATACCTTTGGCAAGCAGCCAATTCGCCTTGAATAGTTCCTGTTGCAGTTTGGAAAGCTGTGGCTGTTGAGCCTTGTTCTACTTGCACACCCCAAATATCAATGGTCACATTTTGAACACCAACAGCAGGATAACCAAGTGCTGAGATTGTTGTGCCGCATGATGTAAATATCCATGCACCTAAATAACTTGTGTTTGCAGTTGTACCTATCGTTTTGCCTGAAATTGAAGGTACTGAAATAGTAAAACTATATCTAGCCCAAGAAGATGTAATAGTTTTAACTGCTGTGCTGGTTACCACTTCAGCACTAGGAGAACCGCCTGAACCAAAGAATTGCTGCAATGCGACTCCAATATTAGGAGTACCAGTAGATGCTTTAGCCCAAAAAGAAAAGGTTGCAGTTTGTCCAGCAAAAGTTCTTACATCTTCAATTTTTTGATTAACGGCTGCAAAATGTCCAGCAGTAGATTGAGATGCAGTTACTAAACGAGCATAACTTTTTGACTCATAGCCCGATACTGGCGCTGTTCCTGGAGTAAATGCCTGCGTGGAATAAGTGCAAGTTCCACCTGAGTAAGCAAGCACCCATCTATCAAATCCATAGGTTGCATCAGTTGTTGTGCTAGAAAAATTACGTTGGTTGATATTAAAGTCACCATTAATAATTTTGTTCTTGCCAGCAGTATAAGCAACGCTAGAACCAAGAAGGTTAAGTGTTCCGTTTGTGTCGTTAATATCCGAAGCGGAGAACACATCTCCGTTCGCGTAAGTAGTCTTTGCTGGGAATCCGACAGCCATTAGCACACCTCTTTCATAGGGTCAATTCTAGTACATAACATCGAGTAAAGGCTCCTGTGTTGAGATAGTTGTAGTCCAAGTGTTAGGGGTGATGTTGTGGGCAATGCCCTGCACTTGAAGCTTCTTTTGAATAGTCGATCCACCAGGTTGCTCATTGGTAATGTCTACTGTGTTGAAGAAGTCTAGGCTGAGAGCTGCTGTAACCCCTGCTGAGTAGTTTGGAGTGGTCAAATCGAGGGTGATGGTTTCAATGCGAATAGAAGTATCTTTACGGCTTTGAACATAAGCAGTTACAAGGCTCAGGGCATTGGCATCTGTCTGCATAAGTTGGTCAGTCGCTGTAATAGATCGTGTGAAGTATTGAGCAATGGATGTTGCATCTGAATAGGTCTGTGCTGTGCCACCGATACGGGTCACAGTTGCTTTGTTCACAATTGTCTTGTCATCGAGTGCAAAGGTGATACCTGCATAGTTGATGCCTGTGCCTGTTTGATTAAATACTGTTGGGCTAGCGCTTTGGGCATCGTAGACGAACTGTCTGCCTTTGAAGGTTGCAACGCCATTAGCGTTAATATAGAAAGCGCCTTGCTCTGTAAACTCGCAGGTTTGAATAGCTCCTAGAACTGTGCGAAGCGTTCCAGGATCAGCCTGGACGGTTGTAGCACCTGTGCCAATGCTGGTAAATGCTGGCGGCCAAGCAATCATGGTAAGAATTGACTGAACGCGCTGTGCAGTTGTCTGCCCTGCTGTACCGCCTGTGACGGTGGTCACATTGGAGTTATACATCAATCTAAAAGCATCGTAACAAATAAAAGTCACATAGCCTGTTTCTTGACCTGTTGGATAGGTATAGCGGTATTCGGTGATGTAACCGCCAAATAAGCCATAAGTAACTCCGCCGTAGACTGCAGATGCCTGAATCTTTCTAAGTGGCTGTAATAGCCCGTAATAGGGGCTAGAAGTGTTCTGTGGATTCCAGTCACCGTTAGGGTCTACCACCTTGATGGTTGCCTGTCCTGCCTCGTACTGATCCTGTAAAAGGTTGCGCCCTCTACGGGTTGAGATGTTTGTAGTCGATGTAGACACATCCACAATAACAGGAACGGATGAAGCCAGTTCTGCAAAGCCTAATTGTGAAGTACCCAAGATAAATGGATTACCGAATGAAGCTCCACCCGATAGGTTTATCTTGACAACAATGGTTGCTGGTAATGCCATTAGACATAACTCGTCGAGTAGTTAATAGGGATGCCTGAAGCCTGATTGTTATAGATGCCCTGAGTAATGGCAGATACTAGGTCGCGTTCTGCTGTGACTGATCCTGCAACATTGACTACAACTGTTGGTGCGCCACCGCCTGAAAAGTTAAATCCGCGTTGCCCTGTAATGCCTGGAATATCGCCAGGTGCGCCAAAATAACTTGGATTCTTTGTATCGATTGAATAAGGCTGTCCTGAGTCTGTTCCAAAGTATTGAACTGGATTTGTGGATGCTGTAGCAGCAGCGGCGAAGGATGCGCCAATCATTGACTGCCATGCAGCCCAAGCAGCTAGTGAAGCCTTGAGTGACTCAGCAAGAAGCGCAGCAGCCTTAGCAGCTTCTTCTTCTGCCTTAATCTTGCCAGCAAGCGCGGCATCATTGTCATGGATAGCGATAAGTGAACGAAGGCGCATGCGAGTTTCTTCATCAGTTGCATTATTAAGAGCTGCGAATAATCCAATACGCTCAACATCGAACTTCTTCTTGAGTTCTTCCAAAGCCTGTTGATCGGCTGTAAGAGTAATCTTGCGAGTGGTTAAAGCATTATCAATAGTCTTGAGAGAGTTTTGCTGCTTCTGAATACGAATAGCATCAGCGTTAATCTTGTCAATCTTTTTGCGCTCACCAGGTGACTGTGCCGGTGTTGGTCTATTTTTGCGACCCAATCCACGAAGCCAAGCAAATGGCTGTAGGTTTCCTAATACATCGCCTAGAGTTTGAAGAATTGCATTACCTAATGGCAAATCTTTTAACTTGTCAATTAAAATTGCCAATCCATAAACTGTGTCACCAATGGCTGAAGCCAAATCTTCCATTTGTTGAGTTGATTTGGAAATGCCATCAGGCCCTGATAAAAGTGCTAAAGAATCAAGTAAGTCTTTACCAATAATTTCTTTGGCGTTATTTGAGGCTACCGCTAAACGATCTATTTGTCCTGAATATCCCTCAGCGGCTGCTAAAGCCTGACCCTTAAACTTATCCGTAAGTGCCTGCAAAATGTCATCCATATTGCCAGCTTTAAGTGTGGCTTTGTCTAACCCTGCACCTAGACGGCTAAGAGCTGTTGTCTGACCGCTATAAGCTTTTGCAAGTGCCATAGATACAGCACTTAAATCTTTACCTGTACCTGCTGCAATATCTAGGGCTAAGGCTAAGCCATCTTGTGACTTCTTAACATCTCCTGTTGCTGTTAAAAGAGTTCTAAAAGCTGGGCGAAGTTCATCATCAAGAACGCCAGTAGTGCGTTGTAAATCAGCTATAAATTGCTCAACTTGAATGGAAGCGAAAGCATTGCCTGTATTTGCTAAAGCCAATGCTAATGATCGAGCAGCTTTTTCATCTGCTGCAAATGCTTTTACTGATGCTTTACCAAATGCCAATATTTTTGATGCAGCAAATACACTCAATAATTGCTTACCTAATTTAGCAACTGATTTTTCTAATTTGGCAGTTGCTGTTTGTGCTTGGCTAAAAGCCTTATTGCCTGTGTATTCGGCTGCAATATCTATGACTACATTTGCCATTATCGTTTCCCTACTGTGGCATTAAAAGTCTTACCAGCGTTGTCTATTGCTTTCAGAACAGCCTTTGTAGCGTTGCCTTTGTCATTCTCCCAAGCCTTGTAAATCAAGCGACCGCGTTCCTTGCCTGAGCCAGTTAGCGGGCCCATTGCTTCTGCAAAGTTAGGACGCGATGAAGGTTTTGTGCCTGATGCTCGGCGACCTGCTGTTTCATAGATAGCACCAGCTGCTGAACGGTTACGAATCTGTGCTAATGCTGTAAAGCCTCTGCGATTGGGCTTCGATGGTGTTGTCTTGTAACCAATGCCACGCTTGATTATAGATGCATCAAAAATAGGAAACTTGCCACCTTCTCGAGCCCAATTAGATAATGGCGATTGCGTTACAAATCCTCTAGCTTCTTTTACAACAGGTTTAAGAACTGCTGCAATTTCCTTTTGTGTTTCTTTTGCTAATGACGGAGCATAGTTACGGAGTGCCCTGCGGAGTTCAACGCCGCCTCTGACGGTTGCTGGCATCTCTCATCTCCTTTGCATCATCTTGCATAACCTTAATTAGGTTTCGCAACATCACTTCATCTAGCTCTAATAATTGTGTTGGCGAGATCCCGAGCCTGACGCTTAATTTAGCAATCAGGTAGGTGATCGAGTCTCGCCCTAAGCCAAAGGGTCATCATCGAGAACTTCAACGCTAGTCAAAGTTTCAATGAATCCTTCTCCGAATGGCTTAACAGTTTCACCCGAACGGCGGATACATTCCCAAGCAAGCCAAAAGATATCGCTTTGCTTTTGGTCTTCAATGAACGCCTTGTGAAAGCCCTTCTTGGCGTAAATCTCAAAACCGTACTGCACCAATGGAGTGATTGGGTATTCCCCAACTTGTCCATCTGCCCTTGTTACTTTTAACTTTGCCATTGTTTGCCCCTTAGTTTAGTTGTTTAGAAAGTACCTGTTGTGGATACTGCAACTGTTGAGTTAGCAGTAAATGTGATTGATTGTGTGCCAATATCGCCAACAGCACCGTTGATGTCTGTTGTGTTATTGACTAGCAATGAAACTGTGTATAGAGGGTTTGTAGCAGAAACCGCTGTTCCCTTTGTTTGTAGGAATACTGCTGTGACAGTTGTTCCCCATGCAGCCTGTAGAGTCGCTAGGACGTTAGCTGATGCTGTGTCATTGAGAAAATCGATTGTAACTGTTGATGCTTCCAAGCCCTTTACGAACTTGTGAGAAGAATCGCCCATTGCTGTTACTTCGAGTTCATCAAATGAACGGTTGATTGTTACTGCTGTTACATGGTCAGAAAGATCAACAGAGTTAATCTTAACGCCTACGTTATTGTTTAGAAATACAGCCATTAGGATTATTCCTCGTCTTTCTTAGTAGATGCTGGCTTTGGTGCTGAAGTAACCTGCCCGATTTTCTTCAGGAAGGCTTCGTTTTCTTTTTCCCATTCGGACATTTTAGCTCCAGGTAGTTAGAACGGATAGTGACATCTCACATGTAAGCAGGTCACCAGATGCTGCGTTTAGAACGCTTGGCTGGCTTACTGCTCCCACATTATACGTTAATGAGGATGCTGCGAGTTTGTTGAACACACCCACTAGGGCATCTTCAATTCCATTGAGATTGCCTTCATTATCAAATAAAGGCACGGTTATGATTATCTTAAAATTAGCGGTAGGAGCAATCGTGTTATGTTGATTGTTGTTTGGCTCTAAATATGGATCAGAAGGGCTAACAATTACTGAGTTAGCAAGAACTGTGGCTGGTGGGAAAGCAAATGTCTGCCACTTTGTATTATCGACTAATGCTGTCGCAATCGTGGTTCTAAGAGTAGTGAGAGCAACTGGCATTATCCGACCATCGAGTCAGGACTCAAAGCGTGGGCTAATAAGCCTCGTACGCGAGCCAAGAGAGTGTTACCCATGCGGTAAGGGCTAGGAGTAAAGTCTGGTGATACGCCGCCTGTAGAACTAACCTGGCGAGCCTGCCAAATGTCTATTGCAATCATCAATGCACTTTCTTGAACGGCTGAATCTTGTGACCAATCAACATAGGTATCTGCTGCGACTTGACCCAAAGGATTTACTGGGTGGTAAGGAGCTGCTGTGTTGTTGTTGCCTGTGATGGCATAAGTGATGCTGTAAGCGCCAACGCCTGTGATTGTTTTAGAACCGTTGTGCTTTGATCCGTTGCCTGAGATTACAACAGTTTGACCAACATAGAAAACATCTTTTGTTGTTGTTTCAAAGTAAAGAGTTCCTGTGTTTGTTGTGTTGCTATGAGCTACATTGAATGAGTAGTTATTCCAAAGCATTGGAAGGATAACTGCATCTGCGGCATCGCAGACTTCTTGCAAAGTTGCATCAGGATATAAAGAGCCAACACCTAGCGCTGAACGGAGTTCCGCAACTGTTGTTAATGACATTCCATATCCTTTCTAAAGACTGGCAGGGGATCAAGGGCTGCGACCCCCTGCCAGCGACTTAGGTGGCTTTAATTAAGCCTTGTTGTTCTTGAACGCACCAGCAGCAACCTT